TGGTAGACTGCGGGGGGGTAGCTAACCCCCCCGCTAAATCCTACCTGGTCGTAATCGTTATGAAACGATCACCCCCTGCGATTAAACAGGGGTCCATCCACGGTGTAAGCAGTTGCCCCGTGAAACAGCAAAAACGCCGGGTTCGTGTGTATCCGACGGAGATGTGAATCTCCGAAGGATCATGCTCCATGCGTCGCTAGGCACCTCAACTCGAGGTGTTCGCGAAGTCCAGGACTTAACTTCGTAGCGCATCAGTACTTTATTGTACCTAACGCGACGACCATTGTCCAAGAACACACTACCGTGTCTGGCCCAAGCCAAATAGCCTCGTTTGCCCCATTCCATAGGAATATAAGGGAGAGGACCTAATTGAGCTTGGACCATGCTACTCGTAAGGGTAGCAACACGGTGAAGTCCACGGGCGTAGGCCATATTGCTATGGTCTACATAAGCCTCAATGGAATCGGCATTAACTTGTTGATGACACCACACTTTCTTCAACCGAAGAGGTGTGACATCGACGCCATGATAGGCGTCGCACCCACAGGATTCTCGAAAGAATCCCTCGGTGCAACATTTGCCATCATTGAACCTAAGTCCAACAGTGGGCAAGTATTGCAGTAGCGCCGTATAGTACCGGGCATCTACTATGATGTCATCACCGAACACATATACCGCTTCAAGCGCCTCACGGCGCGAGATGTGGTACACAGCTCGGATAGCAACTACGGCCAGTACGTAGAACACAATACTCTGCACTGGGAAGCATAAGCAACTTCCCATTGTAGCGAACTTGTTCAAACGTAACGTACGACCACTAGGGAGCTCTGCTTCAGGAGAACGCGTTGCAAGCAACGCGGAGAGAAGACCTGGTAAGTGACGAAACAAGTTCGCCACCAGATCAACTCCCACCCGATCAGATGCCTCCTTCATGTCTAATGTGACCCACCGCTGGTCAGCGGATGACGTCAAGGCTAAGCGACGGTTAACAGTTTGGTCCGTGAAATTCACGTGCCCCATTGTTAGTTTATGTCGCTCGAGCCAGTCCATTACAGACCGACCTAAACCTTGTTGTATCCATTGGTATTCCAGTGGTTCACACGAGATAATACGAGGGCCTCTAGAGTCCTTTGGAACAAGAATAACTTTCGTCGTTCCTGCCTCGAGCTCCTTGAGGTCGTCATATCGATGGTAACTGTCGGCAACTGCGCCGAGCGAGTACTCGTAGTATTCCGTAAACGGATACACACGCTCAATCGCTCGGTAGATGCGCGAGAATACATGTTTTTCATGATTTTTCTCACCGGTAGCAACAGCACCAGGCCCATGTCTGGGCGTGATGTCGCGATAATCGAACCTGTGAAAGATACTGTTCATTAGAAACGAACAGTCAGTCACATAGGACGAATTGCGATTAATTACGAACTCAGAGAGTTCAACATCTACCTGCTCGAAAGAGGTAAGAGTTTCCTCTTGTTGCTCATTCGAGACAGGCATCTCTATCTTGTATAGGTAATACAAGATCTGCCGTAGTGCTCTCACGCTCTGGACAATCAATGCAGCAAACCCAGCTTGCGCTGAATCTGTGGTCTGCATTCGGAGTTGTCCTTCCTCAGTGAATACCATTCGCCAGAAACACCTGAGAAACTCAGGTGTAGACCAGTCCTTCTCCTTGCGGAAAAAGAGAGGGCAGGCGAACGGTTCCTTACCAAGCAACGCCCTGTCAAGGGCTTTACCTAGCTTCGGCAGGGTTTTCGTCAGAAACGAGAACCCCTCTTTAGTGCATCGAAACCTGACTTCCGCCAGGTCCCGTTTCACTTCACTAGTCGGAATGCATGCAGCGTGAGCTACATCTTCAACGAGACTGCTAAACAGTCGAAGGTAAGTACCTTCATCTATGCTATTATTAGTATCCATAAGGATGATCTATCATAGCCAACTATGGCTCCTATGAGCAGTTGCAAGCAGCCGTTAACCGCATCCAGAATGTGATTCCAGAAACGGACCATTGAGGCTCGGGGACGTTGTGCGCTTTTACGCGCTATACGCTCCACATCGACACGGCCAGGCATAGATAGCCTGGAACCATTAGACCGATAAAGGTCCTAGGGTTCGTTGTTGAGCAGTTTCGCGACGTTGCCAGCAGTCAAGAAATTCTTGAGCTGAGTGACTTGGTCCTGAAGCTGCGCGACAGTGAATGTCTTCCTGGGCATATCGAGAACGATATACGTGGATCCATTCACCGTCTCTCCTGTTACGGCGTCAGCCTTAACAAGGTCGAGACGAACGAGGTGTCGGTCGGATATCTGAGTGCCCTTTCCCGCGACGGAATGACTAATAGTCATGAGTCGTGGTAGTGCGGCGCCCAGGGCGACATCACCACGGATACTTTTGGAACCCGTGATAGACTGCAGATCATACACTTGGGAAGACGAAGCGTCTCCCGCGAGTGTGATGGCGGTTGTGAACATAGTTGACTGTATTTAGTTAACTGATTGTGTTTGATGTGAATCGCAAGATTAATCACGTCTCCATGATCTGTTGCTGACTACCAAGCTGGCTGCTAAGCCAACTCGATTGACAGTTAAACCTTGCGCTGAAGTGAGGTCCACAAGAGTAGGAATACTCTTGCGTCTCTCATAGTAAGCCACGCGGCGCTGAGCTACTTCCGTCTGAGCAAACACCTTAGGTGCACTGCCCGGAATGGATTGAGTAACCCAACACTTCCACGTAACTGAGGTCATGTACTCGTATTTAATGCTATGATTAAAGTCAAGCACAAGTATTGGTAATGCCCCAAACAGTTGATTGTCTAGGGAGTCAAGGAACTCATTAACGCCGATGAACCAGTCGACGACGAACGAAAAGGGAACAAGTTCCCAAATCGTCGAGAAGATCTTATCCAACCCTAGGGTTGAGATAAGGCCCCTGACCGTGCCGAGGACACCTCGAAGCTCGTCAGCGTCTAAGATGTAGGTAACGGTTGCGTGATATATGGGCTGAGTACACCATTGGTATTTTCGTACCAGTTGGTTCTTGTAATCAGCGTCATGCCACACTTCCGCCTCTACACCAAAGACCTGTCGAGTAATATCGACGTGTCTCGCAAAATGCTTCGTGGATGGTTTCCCAGCCTCGCGAAGCATCTCTTCTATGCGCCTTTCCAGAGTTGTTAAGTTCTGGTAGGTCAGCTGAAGATCTTGCACAAACGGCTTCAATCCAAATTGATACCACAGATTCGCATCTGCGGCAGCTTTTGGGATCGAACTCCAAGTCTTACTAAACTTGTTCCATCGCTTAATTAAATAAGAGCGAAGGCCTTGGTTAGTTAACTCGGACAAGAATTGACGCCACTTTGTCAGCATCGTTCTTGGTTTGGGCAGTTCCGCTACAAATGCACCTAACATGAGTCCGCCTGAAAGGTCGGGTCTCATGCGTTGCATTGCTTGGAAACTGAGCTTGCTCCAATCGATCGAATCGATAGTCACAGGATCAGTCACATACTGACTACGTGACCAGATAGTGTCTCTGGCAATGTAGCCACCACTCCAAGCGTACGTATACCGGCGACTTTCAACAAAAGAAGTACCGAAGTCTGCACCAAAATAGGTGAGACTCGTCTTCTCATGTTTACAGAAGCCGGACGACTTACGCTTAGGCTCATCATACGTTATCGTCTCTAGAAGAGAGACGTACGAACTGGCTGCGGTATTCGCAGTGGCTGTTTCAATGAACGTACCAGAAGGGTACGCATATTGGTCCACCCGCTTTGAGCCGGCAGCTAGAGTTAGATTGAGTGTGCGAGTCTTAGTTTTCATAACTGAAGACCACACTCCGTTCCCGGTCCGAAGACCGGTACTAAGAGTATGGTGTATCAACTAGCAATAGTTACAATACGCCCATAGCGCAAATAGCTACACGTGATAAACGTGCATCTGAGAAAAGGTATTGCTACCCACTCAGAACCATAGGATTGCCAGGCTATCGCCCGGGTATTTCCAACCTGTAGATAATCTAGGGGTCGCTGTGAAGCGGCTTTCCTAGGTCTACCAATTAGAGAGTAACCTCGCTAACCAATGTTAGCAACCTCACCCAATTAAGG